TAAAGACGGGGTTTGTAGTACCCGTACCCATATTATCTACGTCAAGAGCGTCAATGAACTCATCCGGGTCTCCTCCGGTCGTTCCGACGTCAATGACTAGAGACGTAGTACCGGCGAATGCGGTGGACTCGTAAACCCCTATCATCTCAACTGCACCCCCGGCGGGGATGGTTGCGATGGTAGCTTGTCCGCCGTTACCGATTGTTTGTAGGTCTTCATAGGTTGCGGTGTAAACGTGCGTAAACCCGCGACCCGCTGCATTATTGCTTAATTCTGGCATCTGATTATTTCTCCCTGTTAAGATTCAAGATTAATTAAAGTAACCGTGCGCTTTAGGCGACTGACAAGCAAGTCCGGCGATTAGATCGCAGAAGCCTCGTTGACCTCCTCCTTGGTCTTCCAACTCGCTACGGGACTCCGCTTTGAGGCTGAAGACAGATACGTATTCCGGGTCAATAAGCAGTCCGGCATTAGCATCTACCGTGGAAACGCCACTGGTACGATTTAGGAAAACGGACGCTAAAACGGCCACATTTCCAAAATCACCCTCGTAGAGATTCACTGATAGTGTGATCTTCTTGGACTCAGCAGGTTGCGTAACTTGATAAGCAAACCCTGCTCCTCCGGCTTGACGGCTGAAGTCAGAGATATTTTGCTTCAACGTTGGCCCAGCAACTAGAGTAAGCTGACCACCTGGCATTCCGTTAGCTGTGTAGAGTTCTTGAAGAACTGCATTAAACTCAGCTTCGGTAACAGGTGAACCACCAGTATCGTTGGCAGTATTCCTAAAACCAGCAGGAACATCAGCGGGTTGACCACCAAGTCCTAGCCACTTGAACATGCCACGAGTTTTGTATGGGCTACCTGCGCCGTTTTCTATGTCGCGATCTTGAGCAGAGCAGATTGCAGCTTCAAAATCACGCTTCAATTCTCGTACTGCTTTGCTTTCGGCATTGGCAAACTCGTTGGCAACGCCAGCGGTGTCTACCAACTGTTGTAAATCGGAAACCATGAAACTTCTTCTAAATTTCTGGATATAGTTTCCAAGGCGAGTGCGGTTGGCAGCTTGATTGGAAAAGCTTGTGACGTCTTCACCTTCATTAACTCCGTCAAAACTTGCGGTGCTAAGATCATCTACCTGCCACTCAAAGAACGTGCCTGTGGCAGTCTTCTTGGAAGCTAGTGATGTTACCGGGCAAGATTCCGGCTCTAAGATGGTGAGTATATCCGTGAGATCCTGTCTATTCCCGCTGGTATTATAGGTTGTGCTTGATGCCATTTTATGTGGCCCTCCTTATATATTATATGATTGTTAAATTATGCTACCTTCCGCTTGAGCTTTAGGTAGTCGGTGTAGTCTGCCATGTTGCCTGACTTCTGGAATCGCGCATAAGCCGCTTCCAAAGACTTCCGTGCTTTCGTTTCTCCCTTTGGCCCTGACGCTTTTGCCGGTGCAGCTTCCGTAGTTGCGGCTGGTGCATTCGGCTTCTTCGTCTTCTTAGGCTTCCCCGCCGCCGCTTGTTCAGCTTGTACGGAGCGCAGACCTTTTACCATTAGCCCCAACGCGAAGTTGGAGTTAGGCAAATGATCTACCAAAGGTTTGTAGAGCGCACTATTCTTAACCTGCATGAACATCGCATAATCTTCGCTCTCAGGTTCTCCCAAGAACTCAAACGTCTGGATGGCTTGCTCGTCAGAGCTAGTGCGTTCCTTGATCCAAGCTTGTCTCGCAGGTGCATCCTTGCGGATTATCTTGCGAGCGTTGTTGCGGATTCTCTTGAGATCGGCTTTGGAGTAGGTCTTGTCAGCGTCTTTGACCACGTATTCGTTACCGTCATCATCGTACTGCGCTTCATTCTCCATTCCTTCCTCTGCCCACTCAATGAGTGAGTTGAGATTTTCCACCTCTTGAAGAAGTTGCTGATCGTTCGTTGCCCCGGACAAAGCGTTTTCGCTTAGAAAGGCTGGTGATGATGCAGGTTGCGGCGCTTGCTGTGCTTGTTGTGCTTGCTCTTGCAGTGCTTGGTTTTCAGCAGCTAGGGCTTTCTTTTGAGCCGTCAGCTTGCCGAACCTTTTCACCGCACTAGCATTCAACTGCTTGGCGAGTGCCGTTGATTCTTCTTCCGAGAGTGAATCAAGGTCTACGTTAAACTTAGAAAGAACATCAGAAGTATTTGGGGGCGGTTCAGCGGATTCCGCTTCCTGCTCCATGACTTCCGTTGCTTCGGGATCGGACTCTTCCGCAGTATCTTCAGCGGATTCCTCTTCACCTTCTGCGCCTTCGGGTTCTTCTTCCGGTGTCGTTCGCTTCTTCAGTAATGAATCAGCAAATTCAGCCATCGTAAGGTTGCCCTCCGGACTAGTTTCAACTTCCACCGAATTTTGAGAGGATTCGGAGACTACCTCTTGTACTTCTGTTTCCATAATACTCAGAGGCGTTTTGCCTCAGTGTTGCAAATTGTAGCTTCTCGTAGCCCATGTTGCAATCTTATTGATAATCGGTTCTCATTAAGGATGGCACAAAAAAGCCCCTCCCCCGCTATGCAGAAGAAGGGCAGTAGCAGTGTGTGGATGCTATGAAAGTGTTTTAATCATATCCAATTCCTGGTCTATGGCTTCCAGCTTGCCCGTCAGTAGGAAGTGACGGTTGGTCTCCGTCTCCGCTCCCAAGTGTCTTATGACTTCTTCTCGTTGAGCTTCGCGGAACTCAATGAATTGTTTAAAATGCGGCTCTTCACGAATGATCGCCAGCGCCTTGATGACCTCACCGGTGTCCAGTTCGTGATAAGTCTTAGTGAGGCTGGATATGAATTTTGTAAACATTACTTTTTCTTTTTAGCTTTCCGGTAGGCATAGTAAGCGCGAACTTGCTTGGCGCTCAACTGCTTGCCGGACGGGGATCGGAACTTTCCGTTTTTTAGTTTCTTAAAAGGCATTACTTCGTAGCGTTGTATATGATGCCAAGGATGAGGAATAAAGTGTCTACTATTACGTCACGCTCTAGAAAGAACAAAAACATGGCAATGACCCAATACCATTCTTTTTGAAGGTGCGCCACATGCTTATCTTTTTTTACCTTTATGCAAACCGTGCTTGGCGTATTGCTTACCTTTTTTCGTTGCGGCTTTTTTCTTTCTGTTTGCCGCCGCAAGTTTAGCCCTTCCGGATTTTGTGCTTTTGAGCTTCTTAATAGTCGCAGATGGAGCGTAAACCTCTCCGGTCTTGGAGGACTTCTTACCAGACGCAGTAGTCCACTTCTGTCCTGTCCATCGCTTGAGCGACTTCTGTGACTTTTTAAGCGCCATTACTTTTTCGCTTTAGCTTTTATCTGAGCTTTCTTAGACAATTCCTTAAAATGAAATAACTTTACACTGGTCTTAGTGTGAGACTTGTTGGTGTGCAAAGAACCATTAGGCATTTTGTGAGTGCCACCTGTATGTAGTGTGCCGTCTTTCTTGTAATGTTTAACACCTTTCATTTGTAACCGCCCCCTTTGGATTTATATTCTTTGGCAAGCATCTGAGCTTTGCGCGCTGACCACTGACCTGCTCTGCCACCCTTTGAACCTGACTTGATTTTACTAAACAATCGCTTACGCATTGTGGGCTTGGTGTAGTTGCCAGCTTCATTTACGCGAGACTTGGCTTTCTTTTTTTTCACCACTTTGTCTTGTTGGCCCAATAAGCTGCGGACATTTTTCCCTTCGCTATATTCTTGGCGTGCCTTGCCTTGAAGGATTTCCTTCTAGCTTTCTCAGATGCGGTCTTAGGACTCTTGCCAGCGCCCGATACCCCTTGCTGACCAAAGCGAATCAAGCGCATCTTGTCTCCCTCCTTGGCTAAGACTGCGTGACTTTTCTTCGGGTGACTTGGAGTTCGCTTGGGCTTGTTTACGCCACTGAACTTTTCACCGCGATGAGTAATCATGTCATAGTTGTTTCCTTTCTTACCCCGCAGCGGCTTGACCGTATGGAGTAGGAGCAGTACCCAACCTGCCGATATTAGCGTTCTGTTTCTGCATGATCTGCATCTGACGCTGTTTAAGATAAGTATCAATCCGCCCTTGAAGCGCAGGATCTTGTTGTACCTTTTGGGTGATGTCAGGCTGTTGTAGCCATTGTTGAAAAATTTGTAGTTTCGCTTCGTGCGCGTCACCCTCTTGGACGTTGGGTGGTACTCCGGCGTAAATCTCTGCGATGGTTTGACGCTCCTCGTCCATTGCCTTGGCAGATGCGGTTTCCGTAGGTAGCATGATGCTCTCAGCCGCTCCCGGCAGTATCTGCCCTACGGCTACCTGTAAAAGCTTCTCCGTGTCCAGAGTGCCGTTCTTGTCCAGCATGCCTCCTAGTTCCGCGATAGCCTTTACACGCTCTACCATCTGCTGAGGGTCTTGGCTTGCTACGTCAAAACTCAACCAAAAATCAAATCTCTCTCCCGCCGCTCCTTTGCTGAACTTCTGAATGTCGTTCACGCCCGTTACACGGAAGTACTCTTCGTCAGGGCCGTACTGCTGGTACAGATCGTACACTTGATCCAAGACTTGCTTGAGATGTCCGAACACCTTGTCCACGACTGCTTGCTGTTTGGCTTGCGCCTCTATGGGGTCAACTCCGGCGGCGTTGCGACCAAAGTAACGATCTGCCGCGAGAGTAATGAACCTACGGATTTCAACGTTACCCGCATCAAATCGCGGAGTATCTGCAAAGTGTGTCTCGCCAGGAGTCCGATAAGGCACTTTTACACCCGGCCCCCATGCACTTGGCGCTCTACCAAGTGGGTGCTCCAGAGGTGGCAAAGTCGCTAGTGAAGTACGGTCAATGAGTGCGTCCGTCTCCACCTTGAGCACTTGTTGAAGGCTTTCGCACAACTCCGGGTAACTGCGGCTTGAGTACATCCGCTTGGAAGTTTCTTCCAGCTTGGAGATTACGAATGGGTATTTGCCTGACCCGTAATCCAAGAGGGTGTGCTTGGCATATAGCTCCGGTACTGCTGAACACAT